TTATGTACCTTACAATGATTACGAATACAATTATATAACATGCACTCATAATCATTGCCTAATTTATCATGGTAAATGTCACTATAAAAATTTCTCATCCACTGTATAACATCAAAAGTCTCTAATTTCTTGAGCAAATGAGATCCATGCTTACCATTAATCTTTGACGGAGGTCTTATACTTACATACTTTTCACCATCATAAAACTCAAACCTCATTGCCATGGTCATATTGATAATTGCATAATCATATTGACTTATATCATTATCAACTATGAGTCTTCGAGTTATGGCAAGGTTACTTGATCCACCCTTTGCAATATTGTATTCTTCTGCCCCTAATGAATTACAGATGAGACGACTGAATCTATCTTTCTCTTTGTTTACTAATTCAGTTCCTTTAGTAAATGAGTCGCCATCAAAGTATATCTTCATCCTCTTCACTCTTAGACTTGTATTGCCACTCAGTAGTGTGACCGACACTCCATTTCTCAGAGTTTTCTACCTGATAATTTTGTGAACACACCTCGAAGTCTGGAGTCTTTCTGTCATCTGGTATCAGACTCATGTCTCTCCATTGTATCCTATTGTTAGGTTGTGCTGCAAACTGTCCGTTGTCAAGTGCTATGATGTTGAATGACTTGTGCTCTGGGTCGTCCTGACTATAATTTGTATTCAATGTAGATGACTGAGCATGACAGTTGTCTATAGTAAAACAATACTGTCCGTCATGCATCTGTTTGTCCTTACCAAAGAAAGAACAGCGATTGAGCAATGGTTTCTCTATGACAGTCAGATCATAGTCAAAACAATCCCACAACTGTAGTGTGTCAAGTGGTAGTAGTTCATCTGGATTATAGTCTTTCTTCCATACAAATGCACTGAGTGGTAACTTATCAAACAATGCACCGTAGTCTGTCAATAGTGTCTCGAAGTACAATGCTTTGTGCTGCACACTCTTGACTGAGATCCAAGTGCCAGGTGTTATCTCACCATGACCCTTCTGATGGTCGTATAAGAATTCTTTTCTCACATACACCGAATACGGTGGTAAATTATGAATCAAAAATGACATTACTTTTTCAAATTAGATTGTACATCCTCTAATGTTTTTCTCATGTTGTTGAAAATTGTAGACAGATCTGTGTCACCGAAACCTAATTCTTTTGAGTGAGATGCGATGTAATCTTTCATCTTCTTTGCATCAGGATCATCAGTTAGAGACAGTCTTGTCCACATGATCTGCTGTCTTTCAAGTAGTTCCTTGACAGTATCTATGTGCTCTACCTTTGCCTCTGCACTCATCATGGGGAACTTTAGTATGACATCATACAATTCTTTCTGGAGACATGTAATCTCCTCCATTTCCCTCTTGACTGTCTCAGAGTCAAAAAATTTACTCATACTTTCCTCCGATCTTATTCATAAGATACTGTCTATACTTTTGTTTGTCAATATTTAGAAATGGTATGTACTTCCTGATCTTCATGCCAATCACCTTCCACACTGGATCTTTCAACTGTCTGTCGTAATCTTTACAGTATCCAAACAGTTTTTCGTAGACACACATGTCCTCTGCACTCACGTTACCTGCTAAGTGTTCTTTGAGTATGGGTGGATGACCATTAGATGCATCAAACAATTCATCATAGGTGTACTGATCCATCAGTTCATCTGATTTCTGTTTGAAATTATAGTACATACTCTGCTGTCTCTTCTGCCATTGTTTATAGACACCCTCACCTGACCTTATGATGTTTCCTATCCACAATCCTTCTGGATTGTCTGTATCTACAAAATTTGCAAGGAAGAAATCTTTTATCTCCTCATCTTTATATTTTCTAGACATTTTTTCAAAAAAATATCTATCTTTTCTCTTATAAAAAGAGTCAATTTTTGCCCTAGATTTACCACCATATCTATGATAGTCATACTTTTCTTTGGTAAAGTGATTCTTGTATCCAAGATACTCCTTGTAAGTATCAAAGGGTGTCATAGGTTTTTTGATCATGCATTGCTACACTTTTCTTCATTGTAGCATCTAATTGCTGTGCTGCGGTAAACCATTTAGGATTTGCTGAACACATGTTACAGATCCATGATGGTTCTAATACCTCTTTAAATGATGCTCTTATATCATGGTCTGATGAGTCGATGCTAGTGGGTTTGTACTGTAAATATTTTTGCCATGCTGGATCTTCAAGTTGATCTGTTGCTTCAAGAGATTCTCTGAGATATGACATCATAGGACACTTCCATAGATATCCATTGTATAGTTGAGAGTTAGGGCAACTACAATGCTTGAAACTTTCAGTTATGTTATCATCTTCATGCGGATAATACTTTATACCATCACTGTAATCATACTTGAATAAATCGAACCACACTCTTGGTTGTCCATTGTCTAATCTAAATGCCTCACTCAACTCAAACGTATTACCTTCTAAATCTACACCTCTTGACTCTGCATACTTTGCAAACTCATATGCATTCTGCCAATTCTTATATCCTTTAGTGGTATACCATGGGAAGTGAAATGTTAATCTAAAAACTACTCCCTTCAACATTTCATCTACTATCCACTCCTTCTCTTGCAGAAGTTTTGATCCATTGCTAAACAATTTTACATTACATGGTTGTGTGTCACGTTTACCGTAACATAATTCTCTTAGAACTCTGGTTACTTCTTTAGTTCTCGGTTCAAGCAAAGGTTCACCACCAATCACACTTACATGACTCCACACATATATTTTTGGTAATATGTTTTCTATGTCCTTGATAAGTTGATCTATGTTTACTGTGCTGTTGGCACTCAACAAACTACTATTATGATTACACGCTCTGCATGCAAGATTGCAACCATTTATGGTATGAATACTAAGAAGTCTGGTAGTAGGGCGTTCCTTCTCCAGACTTGCGAGTTCTTCTTTTGTTATTGACTTGAAATTATCTATCCAAAAACCTTTGAGTGACCTTATATAATTTACCTTACGTGACAACTCATTGATGTCATGATTTTTTAGACATGCAGCAGCGAGTTTTTTTTCTTTTATACTAGATAGCAAGGAATTTTGCCCTCGAAGTTCTCTTCAAGTAATTTAGGTTCATCGCATTTCCTTTCAACTTCTCTTTCATTGGTTTAGTAATGAGTTTTGAGACTGACTCTATCTCTATACTATTCTCTTCACAGTAGTGACAGATCGCCTCGATGTAGTTCATGTCATTATTATTTTGCACAAGATTCTCAATGTCATTTGTAAATTTATCTTGGCATAAGAACTTATTCTTTAGAACTGCTCTCATTTCATTTTTGGTTGCCATTTAATTTGTCCTCCACAAATTTTTCGATGTACTTGACTAATAGTTTCATATACTTCATCTTATCATACTCTTCGTAAACAGTCACCTCCCCATTCTCACAGGTCATGAGAATAACAAG